CAAGCCCTTCAAGAAGGGTTCTCACAAGACTTTGATGTGATGACGATCCTAACATCTGATTTAAAACTCGCAAGTTTGATTGAGCTACAAACGATTTACAGCCTTCAAGATATGTATGACATTCTTGAGATAATGGATGCACACGTAACTATGCTTGAGTATCACCGCAAGATGGCTGAAGCTAACACTAAATAAGGATTGGAACTATGAGTTCTCCCCAAACAATTGCTAAGCTTGTAGCTTCGCTTGGTTTCCAAGTAGAGGACAAACAGCTAGATTCTTTCCTCTCTAAACTCAATCAAACTGTCAACATCTTAAAGCAATTTAAGACTGTAGCATCAGCGGGTATCAAGTTTAAAGTTGGAGTTGACAAGACAGCTTTGACTGCTGTTAAGACAGACATTGCTGCACTTGGTAAGCAGACTATTAAGTTCTCTGATGTTAAGATCACAGAGAAAGCTCTTCGTGCAATGCGTGTTCAAGTTAACACAGCACTTGGGGAATCTGTAGTTCGTATTGCCAGTGTCAAACCAATCTCGACAAAAGACCTGACGGCTATCCAACGACAAGTCACAAACTCATTGAAGAATGTGAACGCAGTTGGAGTGCCAATCAAAGTTGACCCTAAGAAGTTAACTGCTGATCTACGTGCTTGGGGTAAACAAGTTAGAGACACATTCAACTATAAAGTCAAACTTGGTGTTAGCAAGCAAGCTCTATACCAAAGCTTAAAAGAAGCTGTTGACCACGCTGGCGGATTAGTTTCAACGATCAAACTGAAAGACCCTAAAGTTAAGGTTGGTATCGACAAGGTTCACCTTAAAACTGAAATCCGCGATGCCCTTGCTCAGATCAGAAAGGATGTACGCATCAAGATGGACCTAACAGGGCACGGAAGCGTGTCTGGAGGCTCAGGAGGTAGGGTAGGTGCTGGTGGTGTCTCAGGATGGCGTGGAGCTGCTGCTGGGGGCGTTCTAGGTGGTGCTATGGGCATGGGCCGAGGGTTTATTCCCGGTCTTGGTGGTGCATGCGCTGTAGCTCAACTTTCTAACATGTCACAACAGATGCAAGGTCAACGAGCTGCTATGACTGCCGTAACTGGAAGTCAAACGGCTGGTGGTGAAACAATGGGACGCCTACGCGGCATGGCTAATGAGATTGGCTTTAGCTGGCGTGATGTTGCTCCACAGTTCACTAAGATGATTGCTTCTGGTACATCTGCTGGTATGGGTCAAGGTGAAGTAGAAACTATTTTCAAATCTGTATCTGAGTATGGCCGAGTAATGGGTCTTGACAGTGAGGCTATGAAAGGTTCTTTCACTGCCATCGAACAGATGATGAACAAGCAACAAATCTACGCTGAAGAACTTAAGACTCAATTAGGTGAACGATTCCCAGCGGCTATCTCAATGATGGCTGAAGCGGTGTCTCGTAAGAAAGGGGAAGAAGTAACAGTCCCTGAACTTATGGCTCTGATGAAAGAAGGTAAAGTAGATTCTTCTGTATTGAAAGAGTTTGCTCAGATTGCCTCTGAACGAGCACGTAAAGGTGGTGCTCTTGATATTGCCAAACAATCATCTGCTGCACAACAAGGACGTTTCAACAACTCATGGAGTGCATTGGTTGAGAAGTTCTCGGATGCTGGTTTTGACAAGATCATGCAGGAGTTCTGGAAGTCTGCTGCTGATGGGTTAGATATTTTAGCCAATGGAGCGAAGGGACTTGCAGTTGTGTTCGAAACACTTATGCGTCCTGTACTTGCTTTCATCAACATCTTGAAAAACATGGGACCACTGGTTGACGGTATCGAACCTAAGTTTGCAGCTCTTGTAGCTGTAGCTGGCTTACTTGCTTTTCCACTAACTAGTACAGCAACTGCATTAGCTCTGATTGCACTTGGTATCGAAGATATCATGGTGTGGAGCCAAGGTGGTGATAGTCTATTCGGTAAACTGTTTGAGGATTTAAACCCTGAAACACAAGCTGAAGTCTTGCTGTTCATGCAAGAGTTTGAAAGATTAGGGACAAGTCTCAAAGACATTGGCGGCATGATCTGGGATGGCTGGAAAGGCATCTTCGATTTAATGAACGAGGATAATGCCCTTATTCGCTCACTGAGAAGTGTTGTAGAGTTATTCAATGACATTGCGTCTGTGCTCAAACAGTTGCAACAAGGTGTTAAGCTAACTGATGCTTTAAATAGTGTTATTGACCCAACTGCAAGCAAGAAAGAGGCTACCACGCTTTCAAATGCCATGGATAAAAATGTTCGTGGTGGTTCGCGTAGAACACTTGAATACACAGGCCCAGCATCTAAGGACGAGCAGTTAGCATCTGGTTTAGATATGCTGAAGAGCGCTGGGGTGAACTACAACGGCCAAAAGATCACTTCGGCTCCACAAGACCAAGCTAACCCTAACGGACCAAGGATGGTTCTGGATATCAACCTGTCCGCTGACGATATGATGCGAATGATGGGTGATGGTACATTTGGTACATTCATGACTAACCACACCGAAAGGGGTGTTAAAGAGTGGATGGCTAAAGAGCTGGGTGGCGCTGGTGCAAGAATGGTTCAATACGACTAATAGGAGTTGCAATGACAGTCGCAATTAAACGCTCTAAGGGTGATATCATCTGGTTTGATGCGGTGTTGCAATTTAACCGTCAGTTCTCAGCGAGTGTATCAAAGCACCCGCTTGAGACTGGGGCTTATGTTACGGACCACACTACAACAGAAAACCCAATACTATCTGTATCTGGTCTTGTATCAGATGTAGACTTTAACAAACAACGTCCAACCCTGTCTGGATCAGACATTGAAAAGTACGACGTAAATCAAAAGCCTTTTATTAACAGCCAACCACTTCCAGATAAGATTGTAAACATCTGGCAAGGTGGTGGCAAGTATACACAATATCTTCCAGAGAGTATCAGTCAGTTTATTGAAGATCAGCCACCATACGTTTCAGTGTCTCCAATCACTAAACAAGTTAACGCAGAGCTGGTTGAAAAATACCTGATTGAAATCTGGAGAAACAAAGAAGAGATTACTCTTATCGAGTTCGACGGTAATAGGGTTTCCAAAGCTCACGTCGATTGCGTAATGACTTCTCTGACATTTAACGAAACACCTGAGAGCGGCGATGCTCTTTGGCCAGTCATGACATTTGAACAGATTACAAAGGCTATCTCAAAAAATACTGCCATTCCTAAGAATGTCTCTGCGGCCATGAAGAATAAAGCTGCTGGTACAAACGGTAAAGGAAACCAAGCTGTGGCACCAGTAGTTACGGATGACCAACCGCAAAAGACTGACTACTCTAAGAAGACAAGTCAAGCATTGAAAGAAGCTAGAACACTAGGGGCAGTGCAATGACAACATTAACTATTGAATTGCCTCTATACTCAGAACCTTCGTATCAGTATAACGCTGCTATTGAAAACCAATCACGCCTGTTTAAATTCACTTGGAGTGACCGAACAACATCGTGGCATTTAGATATCACAAATGAAGATGGGACTGTGGTAGTGCAAGGATTAAAACTTGTACCTTCATACCCCATGCTAATGGACTATCAATTGCAAGAATTCGGGCTAACTGGATACCTCCTGTTAATGCAGGAGAACACAGGCCAGAACGGAAGCACAAACACATTAATAACAGATATCCCTGATAGGTATACGTTGTTCTATGTGTATGAACAAACAGATTAAACCAAGGTGTAAATAATGGCCGTTGCATACCAAAAAGATAGGATTTACAAGTTGACTGTTGGAGACTACAAGAGTGGCAAAGGGATTGAAATAACAAATCTTCAAATCCGCTTTGACTGCAATAAGTCGGCAGATAACAAAAAGAAAAGTAACAGTTCTGCTGTTGAAGTTTACAACCTATCTCAAAGGTCATTACAGCTCCTACAAAGTGATTTCATTTCTTGTATGTTGGAAGTTGGCTACGCTGATACTGGTTTAGTAATGCTATTCAAGGGTAATGTTACTTCTTTAAGCACAACCAAACAAGGGAATGACACTATCACTCGCATTCAAGTTGGTGAGGGTTATGTCGATCTTAACCACGTCCAATTGAGCATGACTATCCCGCCGGGTAAGACTCAGAAAGAAGTAGTCACAGAATTGACCAAACAGATGCCGGGAGTGTCTGTTGGAGCTTTCGCTTGGACTAATATGAATTCTCCAATCCCATTTGGATACCCTTTACACGGAACTCCAGCAGATATGATGGATGAGCTTGGGGAAGCTTGGAGAGTTGAATGGCGTGTGTCCAACGGTAAGATGGAAGTCTCAAATGAAAACGGATTAATTTCTAAAAATAAAAGTGAGGCTCCAGTTATCAGTGTTGACTCTGGACTTATTGATGTTCCATTCTACACTAGCGGTGAAAGCACTAAGACTAAAAAAGACAAGACTCGTAGAGTTGGATTACAGTTTAAAGCTCTTCTAAACCCAGCGCTGGTTCCGGGTAAACTTGTCAGAGTTGAATCTGTTAGCACAGCCGTAGTTAGCAAAAATACTAATGGCGAGATTAAACCAATCCAAGGTTGGTATAGAATCCATAGTGCCAAGTACACTGGGGACTACCGAGGGAATGATTGGTACGTCGAGTGCTTCTGCACTATCGTTTTAGAGGATGATTTCAAATGACAGATATTTCTTTAGAAGAGATACTGAAACTGTCTTTCCAGTCTAATGCTCGTAATATGTACACAGCTATGCCTTGTATTGTATTGACAGTTTATGGCGAAGGAAAGAATCAACAAATTGATGTCCAACCTACAGTTAACACGCTGTACAAAGATGACACAGATAAAGAGCACACTGTCATTATGGGTGTGCCGGTTATCTTCCCAGCTTCACGCACAAGCATGTTATCTTTCCCAATCAACGTGGGGGACACAGTTCTATGTGTGTGGAGTTCAAGAGGGATTGACAACTTTAAGATTGGTACAGGCCGTCCTACTCGTCCAACTGATTATCGTAAGTTTGACAAGAGAGACGCAATAGCTATTCCGGGTTTGTTCCCATTTAGTAAAGCCCTCAATGATCCGGCTAAACGAAACCTTGCTCACTCTACTCGTGATGCCGTTCTAACTCATAACATCGGAACAAGTGGAGAGTGTGAAGTAAGGTTGAAAGAGAGCGGAGATATCCAACTCAACACCCCAAACAATAAAGTCATTGTCAATTGCAAAGATGCAGTAGTGAATGCTACGACTGTAGATGTTAATGCTACAAGCATGACAGTCGATGTAGCCAACAGCACTTGGAGTGGGAGCATCACTCACACTGGAGATTACGATCAAACTGGCAACTACACGCTCAATGGCATCGTTATCAATACGCACAAGCATCCCGGTGTTATGGCTGGCCCTAGCAGCACAGGTGCTCCAATCAACTAATTCCGCAGGTGTATCTCGCTATACATGTATCCCTGTCGGAATACATGCCTATCATAGCATGAGATTTTCAATTTGTCAATACCCAGATGGAGATTTATGGATATTCTTTTAGACGTGGACACGCATGACCTTGTGTTCATTAACGGGGCAGCACCCGTCACCCCTACAATTCGAACTAGCGTAGCACAACGTCTAAAGATCATGCTTCAGACATTTTTGGGCGAGTGGTTCATGGACACAGACTCTGGAGTCCCTTACTTTGAAAGCATCTTTGGTAAGGTACTTAATAAGAGTGCTGTTGACCTGATCCTTCAAAGTAAGATTCTGGAAGACCCCGGCGTAATTGAAATTGTTTCGTTTGACTCTTCAATTGATAATCAGCGAAGAACATACTCAATGGCTTTCAGAGTGAGAACATCTGAAGGCGTTACAGATACTGCAACATTTAATCTAGGACTATAACATGGCAGGACTTACAAACACTGGCTTGACTATTAAACGTCTCCCAGAAATTATTACAGAACTAGAGCAACAAGCTGGGCAAATCTTCGCTGACCTTCTTCCACCGGGGGACACTGTTGACGTTACCCCTGACACGACAATTGGCCGTATGATTGGACTGGTAGCTCCCAGCCAAGCTGACTTGTGGGAAGCTGCCCAACAAATTTATGACAGCTTCACTGCTACAGCAGCAAGTGGTTACTCATTAGATAACATGATCGCCTTAAGCGGTATCACTCGTTATGGTGAAGAGCCAACAAGAGCTTCTTGTTTATTTGAAGGAGACAACAACGTACTACTTGGACTAACTGCTAAAGTTTCTAGCAGTACAACAAAGCGTATCTTCTCTCTTGCTTCCACAGTGAGTTTGAATCAGTACCAAGCTTCTGGTATCGGTATCTCAGTTATCAACATTGTTAACTCAGCAACTTACACTATAGGCTACAGTCCAGATGGTATCAGTTACACTAACGTGTCTATCACTTCTGATGCAAGTGCTACTGCTGCTGAAATCTTAGCTGCTCTTAAAACAGCTTTTGATACTACAACTGGTGGAACATTTGTGACCTATTACAAGAATGGATTGCTGTTCATTAATAGAACTGACCCGTTCCAGACTGTTAGTTTCTCAAACACTGCAAACCTGAAAGTAGATAAGTGTATCAAACTTGGGGTTGTTAGTTGCGACGAAAGTGGCCCACTCGTACAGTTAGAAAACACAATTGATACAATTGCTGTTCCAGTGCTTGGGTGGGATTCTGTTTACAACCCACTAGCTGGAGCTGAAGGCAGATACAAAGAGACAGATGAAGAACTACGTGAACGTTTCCGAAACTCCAAGTTCTTCCAAGCAGCCAACATTCTTGAATCCTTAGTGGACGCCCTACGCAACGTAGAGGACGTACAGGATGTGGTGGTCTATGAGAACGATACAGACGCAGTTGACAGTATGGGTATACCAGCCCACAGCTTCTTACCTATCGTGTTAGGAGGGTTGCCTACAACGATTGGGAAGGCTATCTGGCAAAACAAGCCAACTGGCATTCGTTCATTTGGTGACACCACTGTCGTTGTCTATGATTCCCAGAACATTGGGCACAACATTTCGTACAAGCAACCGACTAACATTCCAATCTACGTTAAGTTAAGTATCACGAACAGTGGAGCCATGCCGGGAGACGTTGTAGCTAAATTGAAAGAGTCAGTACTGGCTTATGGCGCTGAAAACTTTTCTATTGGTGACGATGTTATCTACTCTCGCATGTATACCCCAGTCAACGCAGTTCCGGGTTTCCAAGTGAATAGTTTGTATATTGGTACTACTCCTAGTCCATCTGGTGTTGCAAACATTAACATAGAATTTAATCAGGTAGCTCAATGGGATGCTGCTTACATCACAGTTACAATTGTTTAATAAGGTAATAGAGTTATGACAGTTCTAAATGAGTTTGCAGAGGTTGACTATCTTGCCGAGGCACGTTCTCGTGTTACAGATCAGTTTAAAGATAAAGTTGTTTTCGACAAGTATGTAACTCTTTTAGTTAGTGGCAGTCTTGAACTTCAAGCAACCCTTAAACAATTGCAGCAACTTCGAAGTATTGATACAGCCACAGGTATTAACCTAGATAACATTGGTGCCATTGTTGGTATTCCACGAGGTCAAGTTAGTGCTGAGTTGTTCAAGTACTTCGGACTGCGTGATCAGAATGGCCTTATTGCCAACCCGCAAGGTGGAACATTCGGTTCCTTGACAGACAGTTCTGTTGGTAGCCCTTGGTACTCACTTGGAGCACCGCTTGGTGTTTCTCGTGAGCCATCTGACGAAGAGTATCGTCTGATCATTAAAGCCAAGATCATTAAGAACAGAACACTGGCAAGACCTGAAGATGTTATTGCAGCTTACAAGTTCCTGTTCTCGACAGGGCAAGTAACCATTGACGAATACGGCCCAGCTAAAGTTAAGATTGGGATCGGTAAAATCCTATCCACTGTAGAGCGTGGTTTGCTCTTCGACTTACAAGGTGCTGGTAGTTTGCTGCCAAAAACTGTTGGCGTTAACTACCAATACCAAGAATACCAATCTACTAGGGTGTTTGCTCTAGCTGGATTCCCCGGAGCTATGGGTACTAGCGATTTAAGTGATCCATCTGTTGGTGGCTTCCTATCGAACATTATTGGTTGATTACAACTAACGAGGAAATGAAACAATGAGTGAAATTTTAAAACAAAGTATGTCTTCTATCTGGGCATCTGCTGGCGACATCGTTATGCCAGATGTGTCGAAGATTGCAGATGGTTGGGCTGTTGAAGTAGTTCCTCGTCAATACTGGAACTGGATGCAGAACCGTACAGACGTTAACCTTGCTTACCTGTTCCAACATGGTGTCCCTGAATGGGATGCAACTGTTGAGTACATTATCAACAAAAGCTTTGTACAGTTTAACGGTGTGCTCTACAAAGCCATCCTGACAGGGACTAACCAATCTCCTGCTACAGCAACAACTTACTGGGAGAAGGCAGCAGCACCATCCACAGCCTCTTCTGTAGCTCTTGCTGGCCTAACCCCCGCTGCTGATACAGTTCCATACTACACTGGAACAACTACTGCGGCTACAACATCACTAACAGCTTTTGCTCGTACAATCTTGGACGACGTTGATGCTGCTGCTGTTCGCGTTACAATTGGGGCACAACCTCTAGACGCCACACTTACAGCTCTAGCTGGACAAACAACTGCTGCAAACAAACTTTCATACTTCACTGGTGTGGATGCTGTAGCTACAACAGATTTCACTGCTTTTGCTAGAACAATCCTAGACGACGCAGACGCTATAACAGTTCGCGCAACTCTTGGGCTTGGCTCTGCTGCTCTTAACAACACTGGAGACTTCCAACCTGTTGATAGCGACCTTACAGCTATTGCTGCTCTGTCAACCACTGGCTTGATTGAACGCACAGGAACTGGCACTGCTGGTATTGTGACCATCACTGCTGCGGGTAAAGCTTTGCTGGATGATGCGGATGCTTCTGCTCAACGTACAACACTGTCGCTGAACAACGTTAACAACACAAGTGACGCTAACAAGCCAATCAGTACTGCAACCCAGACAGCTCTTGATTTAAAAGCCCCAATTGCTTCTCCAACCTTCACAGGCACTCCTGCTGTTCCAACTGCTGCTGTGGGCACAGATACTACTCAGGCTGCTTCTACAGCTTATGTACGTGCTAACGCAGTCGTTAAAGACTCAGATGTTGGTAGTGCTGCAATCCCAAGTGGAACAACTGCACAGCGTACAGCAGCGCCTGTCTACGGCTCTCTGCGTGCCAACACTACCCTTATGTCTATGGAATGGTGGAACGGTACAGCGTGGCTTCCTGTTGGGAGTGGCGCTGGTGCAACTGGTGCTGGTGTTGGCCTTGGTCAAGATCAAATCTTCAACGAGACAGATCAACTAGTAACAGATAACTGGACAGTTGGTCAGGGCACTATGTTAAGTGGCGCAACAATTACCATTGCCTCTCCTGCTGTTATCACTTTCGCCTCTCACAGTTTTGTTGTTAACCAACCTGTTCGTTTTACAACAACAGGAGCTTTACCAACTGGACTAGCAGTTAATACACCTTACTACGTTATTGCAACTGGCCTAACAGCTAACTCTTTCCAAGTGTCAACTGTTCAAGGTGGAGCGGCTGTTGTCACAACAGGAACTCAAAGTGGAGTTCACAGTGTTGGTAAACTTAAGAACGCTCTTGTAACTAAAGAGCTTAAGATTGCCTCTGGGAAATCTGTAACTATTCCTTCTGGGTCGAGTCTTGTTATTGTTGGTGCAAGTGGTGGTAGTGAAGTTGCTGATAAATATGTCAACACATTTAACGCTCAGAATATCTCTGGAGTTAAGAACTTTACTGTTGCTCCAACACTGAATGGTCTTGATCTTACAAGTATTGGTATTGGGCAAACTTGGCAGAATATGACAGCAAGCAGGGCGGCTGGGGTTACATATACTAACTCTACAGGCAAGCCAGTTGAGGTCAGGATCACGACCTTCGGCGGGGGACTTGATACCTACAACAATCTTTCAGGAATCGTCAGCGGTGTAACAGTTCAAACCAGCACTTCAACTGGCCGAGGGTCAGCGACTTCTTCTAGTGTCGGGTTCATCGTTCCCCCAGGGGCAACCTACAGCGCGACTTGCAACTATGGAATTAGTACTTGGGCGGAGTTACGCTAATGAAAATGTTTAAAGATGATGAAGGCGTTGTATTCGCCTATGATGATCAGCAAGTTCTTATGGGTCTTGCTGACGATAAAACACCTATGACGGACGAGGAAGTTCAACTTCACCTCAACCCGCCAAAAACAGAAGAACAAATCTTACTAGAACAACAAGCAGAAGCTCGTCAGTATTTAGATGATACTGATTGGTACATTATTCGACGCACAGAAACAAGCGTTGAAGTTCCTGCTGAAGTTCTAGATAAGAGAGCATACGCAAGGAGTATTATTTAATGACAGTAATTATCAGTGGAGACACTGGGATTGACACAGTTGGTAGCAACACTGTGGGTAATGGTCAGTTGATTGATGGAAGTGTACAGCTTGCCAAACTAGGATTCACTCTACCGTTTACTCGGTATTGGGACAGCCCTGAGCAGACTATGGCGGCATCGTCTGTGGCCTATACACTAGCGCATACACTAGGCGTCATGCCTACACTTGTTCAGTATATGTACGTTTGTAAGGTTGCATCTGCCGGTTATTCTGTTGGCGATGTATTGTTTCCAGATTCCTGCTTCGACAGTAATGCTGCATCTTCCTCTCAAGGTTGGTGTACAACTCTTTCAAGTAGTTCTCTTTATGTTCGGCAGGGCGGCAGTCCGTTATTGCTGATAGATAAAGCTACTGGTGCCGTGGTGTCTTACGCGACTCTAGTGGCTAACTTCAAACTAATCGTGAGGGCTTGGGCATGAGCTTAAATATGAGCATCAACAAAGGAATTAAACAATGCCTACACAATTAATCGCTGGTGATAACCAGAACGAAGCCTCCTTTGCAGGGGGCAATGACGGAGCCTTAGAAGTAAGGATTGGGCCTGCTGGCTCAAAAGCTACTGGCCTGTCTGTATCTTCGGTAGGTGACGTAGCTGCTCTTGGGAAGTTAACACAGAAAGGTGGAGCACCTGTCCCACGTATGCTACTTCTTCCAGCTAAAGCAACAACTTCCGGGACGCTTATTGATTTCAGTCCGTCCGATGGGACTAGTATCCCAAGTTGGGCTAAGAAGGTTACTGTAAATCTAAGACGAGTAAGCACCACTGGTGCAAGTCTATTACTTCTTCAAGTAGGTACGGCGAGCGGTGTGGTGGTAACTGGATATGCCGGAGCTGTTCTAGCCGCTCAAGGTACTAACAATAGTACGACTGGTGCCAATAGTACAGGTATTAAACTGAATGAATCTGCTGGAGTAGCCACAGATTCATATAGCGGAAGCATAACATTAGTTTTAGACGGGCTCAATTGGGTTGCAACTGGGACTTTAGCTGGTAATACTTCAGCTCGGACAATGTTCACTATATCAGATGGAACAGTAGTTTCTGCTCTAGATCGCATCCGTTTAACTACAGTTAACGGAACTGATGTATTTGACGCTGGTTCTATTAGCATTCTCGTAGAAGGATATGAATAATGGCTACAGGTTTATTTAACGCAAATGCTTCTTCCGTCACTTTAGAGTGCAATGGAGTGACAGCTATGATTGCAAAAGATACTGGAGTATTAGCTGCTGGTACTGCTGGAGTAAGTGGTAATGATGTTGTTACTATTGGTCAATTAGGATTTAGTAAGTTCTATGAAAGCCCAGAGCAAGTTATTACACTTGCAGCAACCACATCGTTGAGCCATGGTCTGCCTTCTCTTCCAAAAATTACGCAACTATCTTTAGTGTGCAAAGTAGCAGAATTAGGATGTACAGTTGGTGAAGAGATAAACCTTACCCGAGACGCAAACAACAGCAGCTCTGGCGCTGATGTGTTCCGCTCTTCAACTACTTTGAGAGTGGTTGTTGGAGCAGTAGCCCCTAACATATTCAACGCATCTGGGTCATTGATCGCAATCACACCTGCTAACTGGCGTTTCATTGTGAGAGCTTGGGCCTAACATGGTATATCTTAAATGGTTCATCTTATCTCTGCTAGATATCTTACTCTTAGTTACGATTCCATTTGTCCCTCCAGTTATTGCTATATTCACTAAGGTACAACCTCACGGACTTCCTCAATACACTTGGGGAGGTTGGTGGGGCACTTACGATAATCCACCACAAGGGGATGAAGGCTTCGTTAAGAAGCGTTCATTGTACCCTACAATAACAACTGGCTGGAAAGGCTATGTAAACAGAGTTCACTGGATGGTTCGAAACAACATGTACGGCTACGCCCGTTTGGTTGCTCTGGACTACTCAGAAGATTGTGTACAACATGTTCTTGGCCAAGATGGGATTTCTGATAAAGATAAAGTTCCCGGTTGGTACTTCGTGAGACTATACCACTTAAAAACTAAGAAGCTCGTAGGGTTTGAATTCTACGGGGTATTCCCTTACACCTCAAGTCGTGATGTTCGCATCCGCTTAGGTTGGAAAATCCTCACAAGTAAGTTCAAGACTACAGGCTTCGCACCACTTGTTAACACATTCAATCCTTTTGACGGATATGGAGACGCCTAATGTTATTCACAAAACCAACCACTGTAAACAAAGTATGGTCAACTTCTGGGGTTGTTGAAACCCCTTCTGACTCCAAGATCGCTCAAGGTTGGATTGTGGAGTTGCCACCGTACCAATATGACAACTGGTTGAACAACAAACAAGATTCATTCATTGCACACGTAAACCAAATGGGTATTCCTGTTTGGGATGCTGTCACTGAGTATCAAGGTGGTAAGAGTTACGCCCAAGGTTCAGATGGGCAAATCTACAAAGCGCTGCTTACAAACACAAACGTTGTACCTTCAAACCCACTTAACTCAGCAACTTGGGTTAAGGCTTTTGAAGACTTTGGTAGTGTGGCGTCCTTAACTGCAACTGTAACACAATTCCAAACAGATTACTCCACACTCGCCAACATTGCTAATACAGCAGCAGCTCGTACAAATCTTTCAGTGTTTTCGAAAGCTGAAAGCGATGCTCGCTTTGCTGCGTTAGCTGGCAGTGCTTCGCAAGTATTTAGTGTTGCTCCTGCAACTCTGGATCAACATGCTATTAACCGTAGTCAATTGAACACTGCAACTGCTCAAGCTACTGAAGCTTTGAATGGTACAGCTAAGATTGCTACCCAGAGTGATGTGGATGTTGGCACAGATGATACCCGTATTGTCACTGCAAAGAAAGCAACTATTACTTTTGTAAAAAGATCAAACAACTTAAGTGATCTAGCAAACGTAGCCACTGCAAGAACAAACCTTGGCCTAACAGCAACAGCAACAACTCCAATTGCAGATGTGTTGCTTAAAGTTGGTAACCTTGCAGGTCTTACAGACCTAGCGGCTGCAAGATCAAATCTTGGGCTAGGAACAATGGCTACAGAAGCCTCCACTAACTACTTGAGCAAGAGTGGTAACCTAGCTGGACTTAGTGATAAACCAACAAGCCGTGGAAACTTAGGTCTTGGCAGCATCAGCACTTGCAACTTGTTCGTTTCTACAGCGGCCCCATCCGCTGGTGTTGGTACTGTTGGGGATATTTACTTCCAATACTAAGAGGCAAACATGGCTAAGAAAATTGAAACTCAAATCTCACCGGGCGTTAATGTAACAGTTACACAGCCCTACTACAAACTTGACTCTACGACTTGGGTTCCAGCTAAGATGGTGTTCACTAAGACGCCATCTGGCTGGGAAGAAGTATGGCCGGGATCAAGGTACTACATCCACGAAACTGGGCGAGTATCTTACAACTTAAACATCTTTGAGTTGTTTGGAAGCCCTACAGAAGTCTCCAATTACATCTTCATTAACGATGGGACAATTGGCGGGTCTGCCGGAAATCCAGCGTTACGTACTGGAGTGTTCCCGGCAGGATCAACACTCACCATCATCAATAATTTCAAAATTGCTGGGGCTGGTGGTCGAGGTGGGTGGTACAACTCCAACGCATCTTACACTGCACCAGTAGCTGGGGGTCTTGGTTTGTTAATTGAGTGCCCAGTAAAACTGCTCGACAATACTAAAGGAACTATTGCTGGAGGTGGAGGTGGTGGAGGTGGCTCCGCAGAATATGGCGGAAGCAACGACAACAACGCTCCCGGTGGGGGAGGTGCTGGTATTCCTGTTGGTGAAAGAGGTGCTACTACTTGGTATCCGGGTTACACCTACGGTGTGTACGGAGCAACTGAGGTAGCTGGCGGAGTCTCTTCTTTCAATGGCCTTGGTCGTGGTGGTGCTCGTGGTATGCCGGGTAACGGCGGTGGTCCAACTGGTGGAGACGCCAACTATTACCATGGAGGTGCTGCTGGTGGTAAAGCTATTGAAGGTATCGCCAATGTTGCATCTGAAATTAACGCTTACAACGGATTAGGAGCGGTAGTATGACAGTTTCCACAATCATAAACCAAATCATAGACGTTGAAGGTGGTTATGTAAACGATCCTAAAGACTCTGGCGGGGAAACTTGCTGGGGTATTACGGTGGCTGTTGCACGTTCAAGTGGCTACACTGGTGCAATGAAAGACTTAACCAAACAACAAGCTTACGATATCTATTACAAACAGTATGTGATTGCTCCGGGGTT